TTGAAAGATAGATTTGGGGGTGTGTATGAGGTGCAAGTCCAAGTACACACCAAATACCCATTAAATTATGGAGGACAAGATGATTGCGATGATATATCCAATTTAATACTCCAACAGATAAGAGTTAGAAATGCTACATCAGATTTTGGTGCTGACACAATGTATATATTTAAACAGACCACCCAAAGGTATTTAGATGATGATGATGGGCAATACGAATATTTTACTAAAATATTAGTGTTTGAGTCAAATGTGATAAGTAATGCTTAATGGAAGTTTATTTGTTTTATATCTTGATGACGATCAACTTCTACTTTCAAAATCCAATAATATATCATTTAGTGGTGAAACGCATGACATATCTACTAAGATACCGATCATAGTATCATCTGATACTAGTTACTATTGGGAGGCTGCAAATACAAATTGGGAGTCATCTAATTTCACTTGGGATCAAACTTTATATCAGACTGCCTATTCGGGATGGAGGGATATAATGATGGGAATAAGATCGGGTAGTTTTTCTGCTGATGGATTATTAGAGATTAAATCAGAAGGTCTTTTTTGGGAAGAAACAAATCATTATTGGGATTCTTATAATATTAATTGGGAGAATGCTCCTAAAATACAAAGCGTTTCATCTGTTTTAGACCAATACCTAATAGAAAGAACTAAATTAAAGTTTGATTTAGTAAGTGATGGAGTTGCTTATTTTAGTGGATATTGCTATGTTAATCAATATGAGGTGATAGCAAACAATGAGGATGTTCTCTCTTATAACGCAGATTTTAATATTACGGGGGTTACTGAGTAATAATATTCTTTTTTTTATTTATCTTTGAGTAAAATATTAAAAAATGAGTGTAATCAACGGAACTGAACTAACTTTATATGTACCTAATAACGATGCATCCGCAACTGCTGATACTTGGATAGCTGTAGCATTATCAAAGTCTTCAAGTTTATCTATTTCGGGAGAAAACCCCGATATATCTACAAAGTCAAGTGAGGGATGGACTGAAGTAATCGGTGGTCAGAAGAGTTGGAGTATAGACTTTGAAAGTATGGTTGATCTTTCACTTACCGCAGAAGCATCGGGAGTTGCTCAAACTAATACGGGTATACTTACCTTGTGGACATATTTTTCTCAAAGAGCAAAACTAAAAGTAGCTTGGGGACAAGGAGGTAACTTTTGGTATGGTTTCGCATACATAAGTTCTTTAGACCAAAGCGCAGAGGTAGAGCAACCCGTTAGTTTTAGTAGTAATCTAGTTGGAAGTGGAGTACTTGCTTTAGGAACTTCAAATCCTCCAACATTTGCAGCACCTTAATTATATTAATTAAACAATAATTTTATGGCAACAAACAAACACAGAGGCACTTGTCTAATAGACATTGGTGGAAAAAAAAGAGGACTAGTCTTCAATATGAATACTTATGCAATATTTTGTGAAGGTATGGATGTTGAATTATCTCAAATAGAAGAAGCCTTTAATGGTAAAAAACAAGCTAAAGCATTCTGTTGGCTATTGTATGCTGGATGCGTGGCATATGATGAGAAGAGTAGTGTTTCTATAGATTACACTATTCATGAGTTCTACGATTGGGCAATGGATATATCAGAGGATGATTCCGCAAAAGTGATGAATACAATGATAGGTTCTAGAGATTTAAAGAACGACAAGAACAACGGATTATCTAGAAATGTTGTAGAATCCAACAAAAGCGATTCAAAAAAAAATTAGTTACATGGGATGATATACTAGACCAAGCAATTGGTACTCTAGGAATATCTCCCGATATCTTTTGGAACATGACTTGGTCAGACTTTTTAAGGTCTATTGAGTCATGGGTTCATAATCATAATCAGCATTGGGATAGAACAAGGTACTTAGCTACTTTGACTATCAATTGCTCTTTTGGTAACAAGAAAAGAATATCTCCAAAAGACCTCTTTAAACTTCCTCACGACAATGCTGACGAAAAGAAAACTCCTCTACCTACTCACGAAGAGATAAAATCTATTATTGGCAAGGCAGTAAAATTACCTATATAATATTAGTTAAATTTGTGTTATGGCATTAGGAGACAATAAATTATCAGTTTTCGTTTCACTCAGAGCGGAACAATTTCAGAAAGGAATAAAGAAAGTACAATCGGGTTTTAAGACATTAAACAGAACTATTGGTGCTTTTTCAACCGCTTTTGTTGGTCAACAAATATTTCAATTATCAAAGCAATTTGCCGATGCTGCTGGTGAGATGGAAACCGTTGAGCGTAGCTTTGCTAGGTCTTTTGCTGGAATATCTAGTTCTGTTGAAACTGAGTTAGGTAAATTAGCTGACTCACTTAATAGAAATGAGACACAACTTAAAAAAGGAGCGGTTTCTTTTAACGCATTCTTTAGTGGATTAGGTTTTGTAAGTAAAGAGGCTGCTAATATGTCTGTTAAAATGCAGACATTGTCTTTAGATTTAGCCTCATTTTTTGGTATAGCAGATTCAAATGCACAAAAAAGATTCTTGTCTGCATTAGCTGGTTCTCCCGAAGTTTTAGATCAATTTGGTATTAACCTAAAACAATCAGCTTTACAATTAGAATTGTATAGGATGGGTTTAACCTCAACAGTACAAAATACTAGCGAGGTAATAAAAACACAAGCAAGGCTTAATATAATAATGCAAGCCATGACTGATTCGGGTATCATTGGAGATGCAGCTAGAGGATTAGATACCTATCAAGGTAAATTAAAGCAATTTGATGCTGCTTGGATTACTTTTTCTGAATCAATGGGAACGGTAGTTATACCAGCCATAGTAGCAACACTATCAGCAATAAGTAAATTATTTAAGGCTTTTGTAAAATTTAAAGAAGTACTTACTTTTGATCCTAGAGATGAAAGTGCGCTCCAAAGAAGTGGTAGGCTCAAGGAGGAACTAAAATTACTTAAAGAAAAGTATACTTTAACTCAATTAATAGCGAATGCTACTCCTAAAGTTGAGAATAAAACTACAAAGCAAACAAGAGAAGCGGAAGAAGCAGTTAGAGAAATTCCAGCTGGTGAAACACTAATTAAAAGTAAACAAAGAATATTAACAAAAGAAGAACTTAAAGATTTACTTACATTAAATAAATTAATTAAAAATGCTAATCAACTAAAGAAATCATTTAACGATGCTGGTCTTGACACAAAAAGTATTTCTAAGGATATATTACGTCTGACCGACATGAAGAGGGTGATTGATGTTAAAGTCGCTGATCAGATAAAAGAAGAAAAAACAACAAGGGATGGAATTTTACAAGGAATACAATCACAAATTGATTCAATTAACGGTAAGGTTGAAAAAGAGAAGGAATATGATTCATTACTTAAATTAAGTAGTAGAGAACTTTTAGAACTAGCTGAAACTCAAGGAAAGATAAACGAACTAGAAAGCGAAAGAGTTCGACTTACGGGTGAAGGCAATGAGGAGTTAGAAGCATCAAAATCATATTACGAAGATTTAGTTAGTCTATCTAGTAGAATAAAGCCAATAAAAGATATGCCTAAAAGTCAAGTTTCAATAGGTAGTAAGGAACTTAATATGAAGACGGGTCATATCGAAAGGGTAACGTCTGATGAGGCAAAAGATAATTTAGGTAACCTTTTGGGTTTAGGTACGGTAGCTGAACAAACGGCTAATTTTGATGAATTAATGGCTAGAGTTAGTAAAAACGTGACTAAAGTTGCTGTTGCAGCATCAAACGGATTTAAGAATGCCTCTGAAAAAACAAAAGAAGACCTTTTATTATGGATTGATGTATTAAGACCAATAACAGATGCGGTGGCACAAATTTGGTCTCAAATATTAACACCCCCCGATAATACTATTGGCAAGGATGAGCAAAAAGAAAGAACAAAAGCTGCTTTTGCTGGTATAATGATTGGATTAGGACAAGCTATGGTTAGTTTAGGAACGGGTGCTTTATTACTTAATAAAGGAATGCAGAGTTTAGGAACGGGTAATATTGGCCCAGCGTTACTTATGATTGCTGGTGGTAGTGCTTTAATAGCATTAGGTAAGGGGCAATTGCAGAAAGTAAAAAATAAAGCACACGCAAGAGAACAAGCTACGGGTGGTGGGGCAAACCGAAGTGGAGCAAAAGGTGGTTTTAGTGCTATGCTAGAGGCTATTCAAGGAGAGCAAGTATTTAGATTAGCTGGTAATGATTTAGTAACGTCAATTAATAGAACAAATAGATTTCAAGGAACAATAGGAGGATAAAATATGAGTTATTATCAAAAAAAATACACATTAGAGTTTGATGATGTAATTGAAGGAGAGTTCAATGATTATAGACTTGAAATATTTAAAAAATATTCAACTTCAACTGCTGATAATGTTTATGAAACTGTTACCGCTAGTGAGAATATTAGTATAGGTGATCCCGTAGTTTATGTCGCATCGGGCGTTGTTGTTAAGGCAAAAGCATCTACTAGTTCCTTAATGCCACATATTGGTATAGCTAATACGGGAATCAATCAAGGTGGATCGGGGCAAATTTTAATTAGTGGAGTTTTTGAAAACCCTACAAGCGTTAATGAAACATATTACGTTGGTGAAAACGGTGGATATACAACATCTACAGTAGGATTAACGACAATAGATGTTATAGGTTATCAATTTGCTTACAATGTTCTTGTTTTAACAGATAGAGAAGTTACATTAAAAGGAGATGGTAGTCCAATAAAACTTAATTATAACTTAGTGCAAGATGATATTTTATCTCCACTTAGATCAAGCTATTTAGATATTTCATTTTATAAAGAAAGTTTATCTGATGATTTTTCTGAATTGTTTATTTCTGAAAATGATTCATTTAAGGTTTATTTATATAAGAATAATAATCTATTTTGGCAAGGTTGGATTGGAACACAATTAACTTCAGAACCATTTGCATCGCACCCATATTCCATAACGCTAAGAGCATATGATGGACTAAATTTATTAAAGGATATACCATACTTTGATGATGTAGAAGTTTTCCAAGCTACTTCTAATCTATTTAATGATAGGTATGGATATCATAATCTTACAGATGTTTTAGAAAAATGTATTTATAATACGGGTGTTCTTGGTGATGTTTATTATTACGTTAAAATAAATAATGATCAGACAACAAATTCACTAACAACTTTCGTAAATGATACAAGAGTTCATCATCAAACATTCTTAAATGGTGAATCTAATTCCATGGATATGCAAGAAGTTTTGCAAAACATTCTAGAGAGTTTAGGTGCAACAATATATCAAAGAGATGGTAATTGGTGTGTTGTTAGGATATCTGATTTTACTTTAAATACGGGGTATAGTAGTGCAGTAGTTTTAAAGAGAAGTAATTGGAGGGCAGATGATGATCCAAGTGCAACTAATTATGTATTAACAACTCAAAGTTCTGATTTAGCTACACAATACATATCTAGTGAAGTAGATTTCTTTCAAATTGAAGCTAATACAATGATGACTCTTCAATATCCATTAAAAGAGGTAATTATAAAACAAGATTTTGATCATAACATGGTTACTAGCACAACTATTGATTCTGTAAAGGATTTAGGTGCATCTGATCCATCGGGCATTTATTTATTTACTGAATGGGAGACTAGTGGTGCATCAGAGGCAGTTGTTCTTAGATCAAATGATATTCAAAGCCAAGCTAAAAACTTAAATAAATCATTTATTGAAGTTGATTTAGGTATTAGTGATATGGATTTAAATTTTAATGATGAAGCATTATATTATCCCGTAACTCACGATTGCAAGATTGATTAATCTACTATTAGTGGACTTAGAGCAGAAGCCAAAATTCGTCCATTAGGAAGGACTCAAGTTGAAGATGAGGCAGCAGCAGTAGTTTTCTCACCAAGATTATCATGGCAAGGTGGAGCAAAAGGATTTGGTATAGGGGGAGCGACAAGGAGATTTGTATTAAAATCTTATGCACCAACTACTCTTCCTCCTCAAGCTAATATTGTTCGTGATTACGAATTAAGTATTGGTACTGCTAATTATGCTCCCGAACTTACTAGATCAAATTTAACGATAAACACATCTAATAACTCAGATTATGTTGTTACAATATCAACTACTGCTTATCCTACTTGGTATGTAAGTGGAACGCTTAACGGAGTAAATACAATAACAAAAGCAGATTTTACGGGTACACCTCTCGGTAAAATGACTCCTTCTGAATATACCGTAAGTATTACTACCGTATCGGCTAGTATTGTAT